GGAGCAACACGCACTATCTGACCACGGTGACGGGATCGACCTTCACGGCCAACCTGAACCACGTATGGGGCAACACCCCCTACCTCACGACCATCTCGGGTGGAACGGTGGCCTTGTTCGAAGGGGCCGTCGCGTACGAGGACTTCGACCCGCTGCAAGGGGACATCCTGTTTGTGGTCTCGCCTTCCACGCCGAACACCCTCGTTTCGGTCGGTCATGGGCTCACGTCGAACCAGCGCGTGACGGTCCTGACGACAGGCATCTATCCCGATGGGCTTGCGAAAAACGTGATCTACTACGTCATCGCTGCCACGGCTGACACCTTCCGCTTGTCGTCGATTGCAGGCCCCGGCGCTTCGGTCACCATCTCGGACTACGGGACAGGCGATCACACTATCCACGTCGATCCTGCGGAGTTCTGGACGGCCGTGGAGTAAGGCGTTCATGTGGGAGTGATAGACCCGCGCACGAGAATCTCTTAGTCTGCCCACATGGCCGAAGCGGATTTCTCTCTTGCAGCCGACTCTCTCGACAGTACCCAGATCCGACGGGTGGCCAGCAACGGCTTCACTCCTCCGAACGGTGGCGGATCCAGTGTGTTCGTCATGCACTCGGTGGTCACGAACGCAGGTTGCAGCGCGCTCTACTACAACGGTGTCGGCTTCAATCCCACCGATCCCAACAAGGGACTGCGCGCCACCATCGCCATGAAGAAGCTCCTTTCGGGCGGCAACTCTGGATTCGCGCCGATGATGTTCGTGATGCTCGATCCCGACAGCGTGACCGATACTTGCTACATGCTCGGGATCGGTGATGCGGAGCCTGGTCACCTCGTGCTGCGCAAGGGGCGGCTCATCGATGGACTGCCCGACGTGACGCCTGGAACAAATGGTGTCCTTCGTCGCAGCACCGAGGTTGTCGCCAAGGATGTCTGGGCGCACCTGTTCCTGGAAGCCGTCGTGAATGCGGACAACGATGTGGTGATCAACGTCAAGAAAAGCCTTCTTGGATCGCACACGGTCACCTCGCCTTCGTGGGTCGCAATCCCAGGCATGGACGCGTTCGTGGATGACGCAGCGGGCATCAACAGCGGATCGCTTCCGTTGACCTCGGGACGTGGCGGTTGGTCGATGTACTCCGATCAATCCACGCGTCGGTGCGCCTTCGATCACTTCACGCTGACCGCACAGTCCTGATTCACGCCTCGTAGGACCGATCCATGAGCAACGCTTTCGACGCGGACTACGGGACCGAACAAGGGCGCATCGAGTCGTCCACCGCGCCTCTTGGATCGTACCTGTTTCAGCTCGGGAGTTCGGTTCCTGGCAAGGTCTACCGATTCACCGATGCGGGCTCCTCGTACGTCAACATCACGCAAACCGCGGACGTGACAGGGCTGACGTTCCTCAAGTGCAGCATGGATCTCCGCGGCGTGACGGTGATTCCAACCGACGCCTATTGGGAGATCTGGTTTCTCGTTGATGGCACTCCGCAGGCAAGCGCGTACATCCTCGGGCCTGGCGATCGACGTCTCACCGACATGGGCGTGAACCTGACGGGCCTCACGGGGAACCACGACATTGGGTTTCAGATCAACCTCGGCAACCTTCCTGTGGGCGGTGACGATTGCGAACTACCAGGGGTGGGCGTCGATGCACTTGTCGAGGTAGACACCGATCTTCTGCTCTACAACCGCGATCCCGCACCCAGTGACACGAACGTTCCTCTTGCGACACCCATCGTCTTTCGGATCGAGTCGAGTGCGGGGACTGTCGATCTCAACCGAACGCGCGTGATCGTCAACGGAGACGCCGCGTACACCAACGGAACGATCGGCAGTCTGTGGTTCACCAACTCGACGATCACCAACTGGGCACTCGGGAATGGCTACAAGTTCTCGATGGCGCTTCCGGATCCGTGGGCGAGCGAGAGTGTGATCACGGTCGAGGTCTTTTCGGCACTCGTCGGTGGACCTCCCGATCAACTGCACGAGACGTGGACCTTTCGCACGGAGGACGTTGAAGCGCCTGTCATCGAGGAGGCTTTCGCGACAACGCAATTCGATCTCCGCGTGACCTACAGCGACGACGTGACACAGGACGACACCGGCGCGAGTGCTCTCGATCCTACGAACTACCAGATCACGTTGGTCAGTGGGGCGCCGGCTGTGACTCCGCACGTCGAGAGTGTGTCGGCCATCTCGGGGACCACCGTACTGGTTCACTTTGACCGCGCCATGACCCGCAACGCTGTCTACCGTGTCGAGGTCACCAACGTCACCGATACGGCCAGCAATGTCATCGCAGCGCCCGAAAACAAGGCGGCGTTCGTAGGGTATGCCTGCCCGACACCCGAAGAGCGCGACTTCACCTATCTCGACATGCTTCCGAAGATCGCGGTGGATCTGGACGACACCGAGGGACGTGGGGATCTGCGCAAGTTCTCCTCGGTGCTGCAAGAGGCGATTGACCTTCTGCTGTGCGAGATCGATCGGTGGCCCAACATCCTCGATCCCGACACAGCACCGGAAGTCTGGCTCGACTCGATTCTGGCGGACCTCGGCAACCCGTTCACCTTCGAACTGACCGCGACCGACAAGCGCCGACTCGCACAGATCTTGGTCGACATCTATCGCAGCAAGGGCACAGGACCAGGCATCGTCAACGCGATCCGACTGTTCCTCGGGATCGAAGTAACGCTCAACGTTCCTGGCTGGTCACCGTTGGGACTTGGCGATGCGGCGATTGGGGAGTCGTGGATTCTTGGATCGAGCGATGAGGAGATCCTGCTGACGTTCCAGATTCGCGTGACCGATCTCTTGTCCGCCGAGCAACAGCAACGCCTTCTTGCGATCGTCGACTACATGTCCGATGCGCGCGAGTTCTTCATCCTGTTGCAGCCCGATCAGCCCCCCGTTGAGCCCGATCACTGGAGTCTTGGTTTCTCCAACCTCGGATTCACGACGCTACTTCACGCCTGACTCCGCGAACTGCTTTTCCACGGCATCGATCGCACGGTTCAGTTCGCGCTCGTAGACTTCCGTGAACCGCAGCGTAGCCCGTTCGCGCTCCCGTTGAGGTGCGCTGGTGTTGCGATTGTCGGCACGTGCTTTGGCAGCCATGCGTAGTTCGGAGTTGTATCGATGGAGGTTGCGGATGTTCGACAGGATCGAGGAGTGCGCCAGTCGTTGATCATCATCCATGGGACTCTCTCCGTCGGTGTTCAGATTCGATGCGATGGAGCGATCGGCTGTCACGAAGTGCGCCCTTGAGCAGCGCTATCACCCCCTGGAGCCAGTCGGCATTCGTGTGGCCCGTGGTGTCGTGATCGCACCGAGGAAGGTAGTTCATGCGCATGTCGAGCGCCTTCGGATCATCGCCAAGGAACAAACATCCCCCTCGCGTTTCCGTGCTCGACTCGCCCTCCATGCAGACAGGGACGCGCAGCCACAGGCCCGTTTCGTCGCTTTCGATGGAGGGGAGTCGTTCGGTGTTCATGTCGAGATCAGGCTTTCTTGCCGCCGTGACGATGTGGGCGGCTCTGGTTGAACAGGTGCTTCGCCTTCACTGCGCGCGAAATGTCGAGGCCCCAGAACTCCGCCGTGTCGAGTGTGCGGATGATGATATCGGCCATCTCTTCCTCCGCGCAGGTGAGTTCCGGCAGCCCGAGCGCCTTCATCTTGGCGGCCTTGTCACATGGCTTGTCGAGCGTACCATCGCGGTAGGCTTCCCACAGTTCCGCGACCTCCGCAGTCAGGTTGGCATCGAACGTGGCGACATCGATCCGGCCCTTCGGCTCACGGTGCGGGATGAGCGGCATGTGCTTGAGCAACTCCGCCTGTTCATCGGTACTGAGTTTCGCGAGCGCACGAGCAGCCTTCTCGCTCAGTTGCTCCTCGTCATACCAGCCCTTCTCGCGGTTAAGGTCGATGATCGTGGGTCCCCATCCGGCGAGCGTGGACGGCAACATCGTACTCGGGATCAGCGCGTTGCCCTCCATGAAGAGTTCGCCGGTTCGTGTGGCTGCATCGATCGATTCGAGGATCGTGGCCTTGTCGTAACCGAGTGCGCGCATCGCATCGTGAACCGCGGAGAGACCAAGTCGCGTCCGCCCCTCTTGCATCAGGAGCATGTTGCGAATGGCCGTACCGCAGTTCTCACGAGCGACTTCCTGCTTCACGGTGGCTTCGCTGTACTCGTGGCCCTTTGGCTCGTCCTTCGGAGTCGTGTTGATGCTTGGCGTGCCGTCCAGACCGAAAGCGATGGTGGTGCCCGACCGCGCTGCGGAAGTCTTGGCGGGCTCGGGTGTCGGCTTCGCGTTCTTCACGTCCACCTTGAGAGTCGACCCGAACAGCGATCCGACCACCTCACGGAACATCGCACGCGGAACCAGGCTCATGTCTGTCTTGAGTTCGCGATCCATCGACTCGGCTTCGTTTACCGCAGCACGGACCTCCTCGCGCGTCAGTCGAGTCGTCCAGTACATGACCTCGGGAGCATGCGTCGCGTCCGTCGTTGGGCTGCGCGAGGCCGTCAGTCGCTTGAGGGTCAGGTCGGTGTCGTCGCCTTCGATGTTGCTGCCATGAGCCTTGAGGCAGTCGACCACGCTCTGTGCCGTGAAGGGCTCGGGAGTGACCAACAGGAAGCCGCGAAGGACGTAGGCGATCTTGCCGTTCGTGGAAGCCATCGGGAAGATCGAGGTCAGGAAGTCGTAGTAGCCGCTTGCCGTGAGCGTTGGGCGGGCAGGCGTGTGGGATGCGGTCTTGGGGGAAGTCTCTTGCATCGTGGCAAGGTAGGTCGCGCAAAGGCTCGTGCAAGGGCATCTGCCGCGCGTTGTTGCCTATCGACTTGGTTTGCCCGATGATCCGTGTCGAGGAAACACCCGAATGGATCTCAAGGACTGGTACGTTGGACAACTGGTCACCGAAGGCGAGATGGATGACGCCTTTGCTGCGGTAGAGACCTCGATCAACCGTGGATGGTCGGACGCGGGCATGTCGGGCGTGATCTCTGGCTTCACGGTCTCGCAGCACACACCGAACAATCTCAAGGTCGATGTCGTGGGAGGGCTTGCGGTGACGCCTCTCGGGGAGCGCGTGTACTTGCCTGGCGCCAGCACACTCGTCGTCGATTGCGAGTACGACAACAACGGGGATCCAACGGCCGTTACCACGATCGGCAACTCGCGCGTGCTCAGCATCATCGCTTTCTTCGATCGCTCTCTGTCGGACCCACGAACCGATGCGCTTTCGCAAACGGTGTACTTCCAGCGCAGTGAGTACCTGTCGATCGAGGTCATTCAAGGTGCCGAAGCCGGATCGCCGAGTGCCCCTGCGATTCCTGCGGGCGGTGTGCGACTGGCCAACATCACGCTCACCTACGGACAGACGGCTATCATCACCGTCAACATCGATGGCATCACCGCACGTCAGTGGATGTTTGATCTCGGCACTGCGGGACCGATCATGGTCAACGAAGGAACCGTGACCGATGCGATGGGCGCGATCATGGACGGCCTCAACCAGCACGTGAGTGGAGCCGCTTATCCTCACGACGCTTCCGCGGTGGCCTACGACGGATCGGGCTTCTGGGCCGATGGAACCACAAAACTCGTCGCAGCCGAGGTAGGCGCAGCTCTCGATGAGGTGGTGAGCGATCTGGCTGCGCTGACAACGGGTTCCTCGGGCTACCAACGGATTGGCTGCGCGGAAGACACCTCTTCGCCAGGCACCCTCAGTGCGGAGTCGTTGAAGGATCGGCTCACCAACCTACGGCAAGCAGCGAACTTGTCCTACGCGGGGTCGGGCAACTGGGCTGACGGAAACGCCATCGCAGCCACCTCGATCGAAGGCGCCCTGGATACGGTCGTCAGTTCCCTTGCGTCCACGTCGGGATCAGGTGGCGCGATCAAGGTGGGTATCGGCGCGCGAACCTCTTGGCTTGGAGGTCGAACCAACGCGGCCACCACGCTCTATGCGGCCGTCGACAAGATCATCACCGACCTTGCAGCCACCACCACCAGCGATGACGGAGCGGAGCGCATCGGAGCGGAAGCCGGCGCGGGATACACGCTCGGTTCGGTTCGTTCGCAGTTGGATCAGATCGGCCCTTCGGCAACCACGGCGTACACGGGTGCTAAGACGTTCGACGACATCACGGCCAGTGGAGCGAACAAGTACAAGGTCGCTCTTCGCACCATCACGCGCGAACAGGACATGATCCTCAAGCGCAACACGGGATCGGATGCCATCAAGATCGGTCTTCCGGTTGACATCTCCACATTCGAATATGCCACTCAGCCCCTCAATCGCATCCCGCACGGTTCCACGGTTTCGCAGGTGACGTTCTGGCACGATCGCGTAGATGGCGGTGCACTTCCCTTGGTGCGCGTGCAAGCGGAGGTGTGGAAGACTGATATCACCACAGGAACAGAGACGCAGATCGGGACCACGACAACGGATCCTGTGGCCACACTCGGCGCCTACAACGCTCACCACTCGTTCGCGGTGACGGGATTGACCGAAGTGATCGATCGCACGAAGTACAACTACTACGCCAAACTGATCGGTGAGACGCTCCCCAACGATCAGACAACGTCGTGGTATGGCACAACCGTCACCTTCACGGTCACGGCCTGCGAAGAAGCTCAGTAACCGTCACTGCACTTCGACACACTGGCCCATCGAACACACCTTGCCGGCCAGTGTGCAGTCCTCGCACAGTCCTCCCCCGAAGCCGCACAGATGATCGTCCAGGCCACTGACGCACGGTCCATCGAGCAAGTCCACCTCTTGCTGGTACGCGCCCGAGTCGACAACGCAGGTGTAGCAGCACGCCCCTTGCCAACACGGGTAACTGTCGTCGCACAGGTGTTCCGGAGCAAGATCCTCTTCCACGCACCGACCCTCTTGGCAGGCGTAGGCTCGACAGTGATTCTTACTGATCGGACAGTCGGTGTAACTGTCGCACTCCCCACATGTCATCGCGTCCGAAGTGTCGATCGTGGTAGAGGTCGAAACGGTCAATGCACCTGTCTCTTCCTCGCACACCCACGTTCCGGAGGGCGCGCAGGCTTCCATACCGCACACCAACAGCAGTCCCATTATCCTGTGTCGTGTCTTCATGATCGCGATCTCTTGGTGAGGTTCAGTTGCACTCGCCCTGGTAGCACATCCCGAGCGCGTCGTTGCAAGGCGTTCCGTCGGCTTTCGCATAGTTGACACAGTAATCGTTGACGCACGTGGCCACCGCACACTCGAAGGGACTCGTCGGACACGGAAGGGTGGTGCTGCACTCGTTTCCGATCCCGCTCATGCAGGTGCCTCCGAGACAGTACCCGAGCGGCTGTTGCGAACACAGGTGAGCGCCCATCACGGCCACGTTGTTGCATCCCGTACTCGCGTTGCAGGTGTCGTTCGTGCAGTCGTTGGCGTCGTCGCAGTTGAGGGCCGTTCCTGCCACACAGTGCCCGCTCACGCAGTCTTCGATGCCGTTGCACACGTTGCCGTCATTGCACTGTGTCTGGCCCATGCACGGGTCACCGATGCCGTTCGCCTTGCCACGAAGGTCGGCCTGACTGGACTCGCTGTCGTCCTCGATGGTCTCTTCGGTGGGATCGATCGCACACGCACCCCCGAGCACCGTCGCCACACTCATCCACACGCCCATGATCCAGTTGAACTTACGCATTTGAACCGTCTCCTTTTGCAACACCGAAGGTAGAGACGGTTGACGCGGCGGGCAATCATTTTCCTGAAACAGAGTCTTGACATACGCGCATTCGTGTTAAGCAACTTCGCATACGCGGACTTGTGTGCCGAAAACGAACAGGTGACACTACGCAGTCTATGCACGTCAAACGACTCTCTCTGTTCGCTTTTCTGGCCGCATTCTCGCTGTTCGTGAGTGCGTGTCTGTCCGGTTCGCCCACCGATGCCACCTCGATCGAGAACACCGCTCAGGTCGGGGAGCGCCTCACGTCGGTTCCTGCGACCAACCTCTTCGCGATCTCGCAGATGTACTGGAACGGTGTGCCTGGTGGATGGCTCGCAAACGGCACCACGTTCTGCGATGTCGGCTCCAACGATCGCTGCATCAACGAGCCCACCCCGAGTCTCAACTACCACTCACACGGACTGCTCAAGGTTCCTGTCGAGAGCGTCACGTGTCCGGTACTCGTGAAGGCCGAACTGCTGCTCACGACGCGCACATGGGCCGGCAGTCCGAACAACCTGGAGATCCGGCGCATCCTGAAAGACTGGACGGCTCCCGCGATGCCCTGTTCCAGCAACGGGATCCAGTCGGCGAGCACGGCCGGATGGGTCTACGCGAAAGCCGGTGTCGCGTGGTCGGTTCCTGGCGCGTGGGGCATCGGATCGGACGTCTCGGCCGCATCGATCACGGTTCCGATCGCCGACAGCATTCATGGTCAGACGATCGACGTCACTTCGCTCGTGAGTGGATGGTTCGACGGCACCGCGCCCAATTACGGTCTGTGGCTCGCTTCTCGTGACGACGCGGACATCACGCACGGCAAACATATCGGGATCGTTCCGTCGACATGGGCCATCGCACTCGAATGCACGGAGGCCACCAACGGCACAGGTGGGACAGGGGGCGCGACGGGATCCACGACATCGAGTGCGGGCGGAGCAACCACGTCGAGCACCAGTACATCGTCCACTTCCACGACTACCACGACTGGCTGCCCCTAATCGACCTCACGCGCGCAGCGACACCATCCACTGGCCCACGCTGCCCACCTCTTCCGATCGCATTCCTGACCAACTGAGAGCGCCAAGGATCTCCTGAGTCCACGCCAGGTAGTTCGGTCGTGCCTTGTCGAGCGCAACCGGCCACAGCGCATCACCGTCGGGATCGGGTGCGTTCACGATCGAGTCACGCACAGCCACGCCATAAAAGTTCGGTCGACCATTGAGATCACCGAAGCGGATCACGCACAGATCGTCGAACTTGCGGGTGCGTGAACCGATGGTCGTGGTCAGTGGTGCGGGTGTTCCCCCGTAGTCGTCGACCAGCGCGCGCAACCTCTTCTCGGCCTCGCTCCCGTGTTCCGCCGTACACCCGAAGAACACGAACGTTTGCGTCGTCTCACTCATCACCATACCACCGATCCGAGGTAGAAGTTGACGGGCTCCAAGTCACTCGATGGTGCCGTGAGACCCAGATCACTCAGCGCGGTCACCATGAGTCGAGCGCGCGCCTCCAGTGCACCCTTCTTCCATCGTAAGAAGTCGACCGCGATCAGGTGTCGATTGGGCACGTAGATCGGCGAATCACTCAAGAAGTAGAGTCGCTGTTCGCGATCTCCTGACATGCCGAGGTAAAGCACGCTGCCAGGGATGCACTCGTAGACGTCCTGTGCCGATCCACGAAGTCGGCGCGCAAGGGGCAGTTGAGGATTCGTGCCCGGTGCGTACTTCGGATCGTCGTCGAGCAAGAGCGATTCGGGTGTTCGCGGGTTCACCTCATCCTCGACTTCGCGAAGGGCCTCGTGCAAGTCGGAACCGATCACGACAGGCACGCCGTAGAACAGGACTCCATCGAGACGTCCCGGATCGCTGCGGAACCGAGGTCGTTCACTTGCCATGAGCGCGAGCCTTGTTCTGGAGGTCGATCCATTCAGCGATCAACCTGCGCTGCTTGAGCGATAGATCTTGGCTGTGGTTCTGCACGAGGAGCGCCATCGAAAGCGCGTCCCCAAGTTCCATGAACCGCGTTGCACGAGCCCACACGAAGTCTTGCTGCGACGACAGTTTGCGCTTGGCTTCCCGTCGATCCATGGCTGCCAAAACCACGCACGTCAGGCCCACCAATAGGATCGCGCCCACCCCGAAGGCCAGCGCGAACATCCGACTATCCACAATCACAATCCAGTTCATGTCCTCTTGATCTCCAGTCGCGCGCCGTATCCGTGAAGGTCCGGCCTGAATCCACACCCGAAACAGAACGGTTCACCTTTCGTCTCATGCACCTTCGGTTCGTGGCAACGCTCACAGACGGTGCCATTGTGGATCTGTCCGGGAATGATCTCGCGATTGATGTATCCACGATCGGTCGGGATCTTCGGCTCTTTGGCCCAGCGCACGACGTCGTCCGCGAACTTGACCGGATCGGGTTTCTCACCTTCCGCGCCGGCTGCCAGGTGAGGCCTCGGCTCGCGCTTCTGCCACCCACCTTGAGACCCACCACCGCTGCCCTGTTGCCGAGTCGCGTTGCCGCCTTGCTGGCTGTTCCACTGTCGGGGCGCACTCTGCCCAGATCCGGACTGTGCGGGCTTGTAGGGAGGCTTCTGTGGGCTGACAGGGGAGGCCATCGATTTAGGGCACGTTCGCGAAAGCGCCACGAAGAATCGACACGGGATCGCGATACCAGTTGAGCGTCACTTCCACCGAGAACCCTGCGGCAGCCTTGTGACCACCCCCGCCGAACTTCTGCACGACCGGAATCAGGTTCAGGCCATTGCGACTCCGAAGCGAGAATTGGATCCGCATCTCCTCGCCGTCGTGAACCATGTCGTAGCCACAGGTGATCGTGTCCTCGGGAGCGAAGGTGGACGCATCGCTGGACAGGTGTGTGTTGGAGAACAGAAGCAACTTGTGGCCTCCCGATTCGAGGTGCGTCCCTGTCTCCACAGCCCGCTTCGCTTCGTCGATCACCCGAGCGCGCAGCAACGGTCCCATCTCACGACCCCTGGCGAGCACCTCTTGCGGCGTCATCTGGAACAGCGTGGACAGTGGTGCGAACACGAGAAACTCACACAGATCGCCAGCCTCCTTGAAGCGCGGGTGATCCTTCTGCCAGGTGTCGCGAATCCCCACCAGCGTTGCCAGTTCGCGCATCGCCTTGAATGGCGGACAGGTGCACGACTGCCAGAGTTTCCAGTGACGACATCGCTCACACCGCTTCACGCCACGAATCGGCAACCACACCTCCGTGAAGGCCAGAACAGCTCCACTGACGCCCAGTTCCTTGGTCTCATCGGCGTAGACGGAGTGTGGGAACGACGCGAGGATGTCCGCGGCACTCTTGTGGTGATCGAGGATGATCGGATCGCAGTTCTTGAGGGCCTCGATCTGACTGCGATGAGGCGACAGATCTCCGAACAGCAGTCCTTTGCGCGGCACGATGTTTCGGTGCGCTCGCGAGGAGTAGGCGACCTCATGCACGTTCACCGTTGGGAGTGCGTCGTGAAGGATGTAGCCCGTTGCTCGACCATCCGAACACGCATCCTGGAGAGACGCACGATGCACATAGACGTCGGTCACGTTGCGGAGAAGATCGGTCGGAATCATGGTCACTCGTATTCCTCGGGATGGTCGATGGCATGAATGGGGTTGAGGCCACGTGGAACGAGTCCATACGCTTTGGCCTTGTCGATGAAGTCGGGATCGTCCGTGAGCAGCGTCAGATCTTCGCGATCGAACGTACCTTCAATGTGGGAGTGCTTCCCGAGGACTTCGCCGAAACACGCGGTTCGTCCAAGGTGGGATTCGATCTCGCGGTCACTCAGGAGAAGCGTGCTCGTGATGTCGCCGTTTCGCCCGCAGTCCCAGTGGAAGCGATAGAGTTTCTTGCGGTCCTGTTCGTCACTCATTCGTCCAGTCCTTCCGTCTCGCTCATGTCGATCTTGGTGAGTTCGTGCCGCGCCAGGTGCCTCTCGATGTAGTCGCGGTGACGTCCGAATATGGGCACCGCTTGATCGATCTCCCATGGTCGGCGCACACCCGCTCCGCGCTCTGTCACGAAAGGCCGCTCGACGCGAACCACACACCGACCTCGCTTGAACCCGATTGGCTGCTTGTCGAAGTTGATACCCTTCTCGGTGAACAACATCTCTTGCATCATCGACTGGTTTGCGCCGTGGAGTCGCTTTTGCGAGAAATGGGCCTGTGCGAGCATCGAAAGGGCATTCCGCGTCGCATCCTGTTGGCGCCACAGGAAGTAGTTCGTGACCTCGCCTTCGGGCAACAGGATCGCACGACCATCGAAGGTAGCTGGCTTGATCTTGCCGAACACCGAAGGTGAGTGAACGGTCATCGTGGTCCCGGCGATCGAGGCTCCGACACTGACGATCTTCTGGAGGTTGTTCTCCATCCACGCGCCGGTCTTCGGGGTCATGTCGTTGCGGATGAGGACCGAGATCTCATCCGACTGTACGTAGGCCAGTTGAGCGCCCTGGATCTGCTTGCACATCTCCAACGCGACCTTGTCCATCGCATCCATGAACGACTGCGAATAGGGGCGCTCCAGTCCGCGCGTGTAGGTGTGAAACGCCTTGCCGTCCGCGCGCAGGATCACGGGGATTCGACGTGGCAACTTGATCCGGTAGGCGTCCTCGTAGAACACCTTCATCCGATCGCCGAGTGCATCCTTGCCGGGCATCACATGCCTCCGCAGCACGAGAACGCGGACAGAACAGCCGCGCCGAGCACAATCAGACAGGCCCACTTCATCGGGCGCTTCAGGAAAGACGTCACGCTCTCACCTGCGCATAGATGCCACTCGCGAACACGGTGCGGATAAGCTGGTTACCCGTGAACGCTTCCGAATTGGCACGCACGAAGAACAGTAGTCGCCCTGTTGCCGCCGAGTACGCGAGCAGTCCGCCCACCTCTTGCTCGGGATCTGCCTTCGGGAAGTCGACGCGCCATGGACCGAAGAAGAGGCCACCACCAACACCCCGATCCTCGGCAATGGTCTTCGTAGCGGGAAGGAAGTTGTCGCCCCACACGTGATCGAACAGGTCCGGGTAGCGTCTACGAATGGCGCCCTCGATACGACAGGCGGCGTAGGGGAACGACTCGGGACCATGGTGTTCGTCGGCGTCCATGCCCATCCACGAACCGAAGTCAGAGAAGTCGGTCAGGATCCACATGGCCGTTGCGAAGTCCACCTGCGACGGCGATTCCAGTTCTGGTCCGTTGTCGCGCTCCATCTCGCGGGTGGCCAGTTTGCGAGCCACGGTCAAATCTACCTCTTCCACACGCGGGATCCAGGCTCGTACACGCCGCAGGATGGCACCCATATTCGCGCGTTGACCTTCCACCAAGCGCTTCTCACTCGGCGTCTTCTTCCACAATTTCCACTTGGGGCCTTGCTCGATGCGCTGGACTCGGATCGCGTCGTAGAAGAGCGCCTCTCCGTCGGCACCAAAGACAGGCACCTTCACGTCAGGAGGACCGAGCCACTTACCGATAATGCTCTCTGTCCAGCCTCGCGTGAGCAGATCCGTCTTGGTGAGTCGGTCGATGTACGCCGTGCCGAGGAGCAATGAGAAGTTCATCGTGTCGTCTCCGACGATGGCGCGCGCGGAGGACCGATTCGCACGCAGGCAGGATCGTTCGGATCGGTCAACTTCCGTCGAAACTCAAAGCCGTACTTCTCTTCGATGTCGACGCTACTGATCGGTGTGCCAACGATCGTGATCTTGGTCGTGTCCCGCAGTCGATGCCGTAAGAGCATGACCGTGATGGAGTAGGCGTCACCGAACCTGGATCGCTCCACGCCAAGTCCATCGAGGACCAGTACCTTTGCTGCGCGTGCCTTCGAGAACAGGAGCCCTTCACCCGCGCCTCGAAGCTGGTTGTCGCTCTCTTCAGTCAGATCGGTGGCCTCGATCCACATGACCGAGTTGTTCCACCAGGCGGCGACGTTTCCACGAGCGTCACGAGTGTGGTGTGCGTAGTGCTGTTCCACGACGTCTGCCAGTTGACCGATCAGCAAGGCGGCAGCCGAGGACTTCCCGCACCCACTGAAGCCATGCAGAATCACGCGCCTCACATTGCCGTGAAACAACGCTGACGCCGTTCCGAGAATCGGTGTGCAGTCGTAGTGGATGCGCGACTTGGCTACCGCAGGATGAACGCAGTCCTGATGGGTGGCGACGATGGCGGAACGCATGCCCGCGGTCGTACTTTGAATCGAGTTCATGGTCATGATTGGTCCTCAGAATCCAATGTCAGGATCGGTTTGCTTCTCCACGGGACCAGCCTTCGGGGCCGCGTGACTCTTGCGAGACTTGCCCCACTTCTTGGCGTTCTCCTCGCGCTCCTGATCCCACTTCGCCTGCTGTTCGGCCTTGGATCGCTTGTTGTCGCCGATGCTCTTAGCGTTCTTCAGGTACGTTCCAATGGCGCTCACGAGTTGGGTACGGGTCATGTCGTAGGTCTGCTCGCTCTTGGTGGTCACGAACGACTCCACAGCGTCAGCCACATCACAGCAACGTGTGGCCGATCCAGCGAACACGCCAGCCTGATCCGCTGCCCATCGACGAGCGGCGGAAGCGTCAACAAGCAATTGGTTCAAGCACTGGAAGCGAGCCACGAACCGAAGTAGATCTTCCGCGCGGCACAACTCGTTAGGTCCACTGATGGTCAGTCTTGGCGTGGACGAAGGTACTGGCTTCTGGCTGGACGTAGGCTTGGACGATGACGATGCTCCAGGCGATCGGTCGGTAGGAGGGGCAGGACGATCACTGGTCCTGTTTGGCTTCTCCTCGGCTTGGAGTTGGGCCATGACGACGGCGATCGAGTGGTTTTGGATGCGTTCCCCTGTTGTCGGCGAGTAGACCACCGGAGTGATCGGTGCTGACGAGTAGGGCAACGACGAGGATGTAGGCGTGGACTTGGACGAACACCCTGGACTCGCGCACGCACACGCGGAGAGAGTTGTTACGATGGGGGGGTGAGTGGGCAGATCCCTGAGCAGATCGGTGCTCTCTGCGATGGGGGAGGGTGCTTTCTGCGAACACCCTGGATGGCTCGCTTGCGCACGACTGTTCCCATGGTCCTGAGCGTCACCGATCCCGAGGTCGTTCATCTCGCCACGACAGGACTCGGATACGTCGCCGTCCAGACCCTCGATGATCTCCTTGGCCTGGTCCTCATCGATCTCACCATCCTTCATCCGGTCCATGGCTACGCGCGCTTCGACCGTGCGCAGGTACCGCTCCGTGGCGTTCGTAACCTCTTTCGGTACCTCGATGGACCGACCAAAGGCAAGTTGGTAGCGCGTGGAGTAACGCCCCGTTCCCACCACGATCGTCTTCACCCACCCGTGCTTTTCGAGCTTCACGAGGGCGTTCTTGATCTGCGTCAGACTCGCGCCGGTGCTCATCACGAGGGCGTCCTGACTCGGCCATGCGATCTGATTGTCGTTCGCGTAGTCGGCCAGCGTGAGCAGTACCAGTTTGCATCCGGCCGGCATCACGCCTTGCTTCGTGGCCCGGTAGATGTCGAACAGGAACCGACCTCGACTGGTGGATCGTCCTGTTCCCTTGCTGCTTGGAGTCGTTTGCTTGTTCGCTGTGTCGTGCATCGGATCGGCTACCTCGCTTTGGACTCGTGTGCGCGATCGACACGGATCCAGCGTACCAAGGTGAGTCGCCTCTCGATGGACAGCAAGTCTTGACAAGTCGCCGTTCGTGGCAAGCGCTCGAAACTGCGTCCGTAATTCGACACGTGCCTTGACGAACCCGAGGGAAGCCGCACCTTGGCGAACACTCACCGAAGGAGACCACTCGATCATGCCAGCGAATCAGCAGTTGTTGGGTACGACTCACCGCCTCTTGCCTGTCGGGCTCGGGACCGCGGACCGTGCCGCCACCATGGACCGGATGAACCGCGCACACACCCTCATCCGGCGCTACGAAGGGGCCGTCACGAGCGTCAAGGAACTCGTGAAGATGTGCAAAGCCGAGGGCAAGAAACTCCGGCTCATCGAAGACGAGTGCAATGATCTCGTCGAGTCCGGCACGCGCAAGACGGATGTGGAGGTCGAGGTCTATCTGACGCTCGATCCGATGGACGCGGTAAACGATCGGATCGTCGTGATGCGCACCGATCCGGGTCACGAGGGCGAGGTGGTCAGTTCGACGCCGCTCACGGACAAGCAGCGCGCGGAAGTCGAGAAGGGTGTTCTTCCAGGTTTCGAGGATGAGCCCCGCATTCCCGCTGACATGGTGCCCGAACTCGCGGACGATCCGAATGTCGCCGCGTTCGTCAAGGAGTCGGAGGACAGCGAAGCGGTGGCCAGTCGTGTGCTCGGCGAGAGTGCCACGCAGATCGGTTCCGTGCTGGATCAGATCGGTCTCATCGCAGCGTCCTATCCGAAGGACGAAGCGCAGCCCAAACGTCGCGGTCGCAAGCCCAAGTCGGAACAGATGACCCTTCCGGTGGTCACGTCTTCGGCTCCTGTCGTCAAGGCCAGTGCAACTACCACGCCGAGCATCGAAGGTGCAAGCGAGCCTGTCGTTTCGGCCGACGAGAGTCCCTGGAACAACCTGCCCGCGCCTGGCTTCGCTGCGAGTGACGAACAGATCGCGGACGCCAAGGATCGCGCCTACGCTTCGAACGTGGAGCACATGGACGACGCCAGTGAGCCCGAGGATGCGCTTCCGATGGGTGGTGACGTGGATCCAGTCGACAACGCGATCGATCAGGATGCCGCCGATCGCGAACCAGTGAGTGCAGGTGGCTTCGATGTCCTCACGCCCACTGCCGCGACGGACGATGCCTCGGAGACGACTCAGGACGCGCCCGCAGCCGCCGACACGACCTCGGGTGACTCTGACGACAGCGAGGCCCAGGAAGACGGCCCTCCGCTCGACGAAGAGCTCGTTTCGGTCCAGACGATCGCGCCCCTGCCTGTGATGGTCGTGTCCAGTTCGCCGGAGGTCGGTTCGGACGACACCCACGATGCCACGCCGGAAGCGACGACGGACCTCGCCGATCGTCTCATGGTCCAGGCACAAGAAGCCAAGCGGGAACGTGAGGCCAAGATCGCTGTGAAGGAAGCCGCCAAGATCGAGTCCACGCCGGTCAGTGATGCGAAGTCGGCTCCTCTGTCGGATGCCAGTGCGGACGCCAAGATTCGTGAACTCGGCATCACGGAT